GAATAAATAAAAAGCTTTTTACTTAATTAAATAAAATATAATAATAAATACTAGTATATCTAGTTCCAGTATTCTGGATGAAATATAAAAGTATAATTGTTATAAAAATTGGTTCCTCGTGGAACATATCTATTTCACCTGTAAAGGTTTTTAAATAAAAAAGGAGGACCTAAAGTCCTCCCTTCTTTTATAGTACACTCAGAGTTTATACATTGTCGAATGAAGCCCCTGTTGGTGTAATTATGAACTCAACGTCGATAAATTCAAGAGAACGAGTTGGTTTGATGTAGATTTTACCTCTCAAAGTGTTTGCATCAATGTCCTCTGGATCATTTGATACGGTTACACGGAACTCATATAAACCTCTTTCTTTCTTAATTGATTCAAGAATTGGGTTAACCAATCTTAAGAATTCATTTCTTACTTGCTCATCATTTTGTTCAAATAACAACCTAACTGCTACAGCAGAAATCAATTTTCTTGCTCTTAATAACAATCTTCTTACGTTAATTCTATCTAAAGCAGATTCTCTAACTTGTAAGGTTTTGTTACCCCAAATGATAGTACCTGTATCAGAGAATGTTGCAATTGGGTTAATTCTAGCTTTGTAAAGTTCATCTCTTTCATCTAATGTTAATTTTTTAGATGCTTTGATTGCGTTTACTAAACCTCTTGAATAACCTGCAACTGCGAACCAAGGATATGATACGTTATCGGTTAAAGCGATATTTTTCAATACCTCACCTGTTGGTGGGATATAAAGTTGTGTTGCATTATCTACGTCTCTTACTTGAATCCAAGGCCAATATGTTGCAGAATAGTTAGAATCAATCGCGGCATCATCTAAGAAACCAATCACATCATCTGCCGCTGTTGTTCCTGTTACGTTAGGTGAGTTCATTATATATAATGAATCCGCTCTATCGTTTTCAATCATGTCAATTGCTTGATTAACTAATGAACTTTGGTCGTAGAAGTTAATACCTGGTGTTGCAAACACGTTAATGTCTACCGCCTCAGGATTAGAGAATGTATTAATACCTGCTAAATATGAATAATAGTCAGAGTTTCCGTTGTATGTATCAAAAACACCACTATTATTAGTGTTACCACTAATGTATGTAGATTTACCAAATATAAATCCGTCTCCAAATGTTCTCACTCCTCTATAAATGTCCCATCCATCAAATCCACCACATAAAGCGAACGTAAATTTACGATTTGCCAATACTCCTAATTTACCCTTATCGTTACCTTCTAAGTCGTAAGGAGTTGTTTTAAACATATAACCACTAGGTGTTGCACCTACAATAGTTGATGCATTTGTTGATAAGTGGAATCCATATGTATATTCATCAGCGGTTGTACCTTTGAATTTTAATAAATCTCTATCGTAACCAACTTGAGAAGACATACCTAAAGATACTTTTCTAATTTTGTCTCCTGATTCAATTATTGAAGATCCGTCTGAGTTATATCTTACAACATCACCAGCATCTTGATATTGTGTTTTATAAACAATACCTCCTTGAGTTTTTCCTGAGAAATTAGTTTCAGTTGTAAAACCTTTAAAACCAGCTGGAATTGCATCAACAGGATGGTTATCAGCTAACACTAATGTTACTAATTTAGAACGTAATTCATATTCGCCATCCGATGTACCGATTTTTCTACCGATATAACCGGGTAAATCAGGATTCATTGAACATCTTGAAAATTTCTCTAATACTACGATGTTATCGTCAGTATCATTGAAATCACGAAGTAATAAATCAAAATCACCTGTTTCAAGGTTAACATTTTGAATTGTTATTTTAATTTCAAAGTTTGCCGATTCTCCATCAGAAATGGTTTGTAGTTGGAATAAATCCGCAACTTTACCACCTCTAACTTCAGAAACCACCATTGGAGATAATGTAGTATCCCATTGTGTTAAGAATCTGTTACCTTCTAAATTGTAAACTTCATCTAAACTGATACCTCTAATTTCACCTCTTTCAAATGCTGCGGTTAATAAATTAGGATAAACCTCATGTACGTAAAGTGGGTAATCACTATAAGACTTATCAAAAACACTTGTTCCTAAAACTTTAGTAATGTATTTTGTTGATGTTGTGTCAAGTGAACAAGTAAATTGTTTCAATCCACCTGTAGAACCATTTGCATTAATAATAAATTCAGATAATGGATTAGTTCTAATATCAAAATCAGGACTTAAAGATAACGTGAAATCTGAATTATCTGTCATCTCTAATGATAATGATTGTGTATTTGTATAATGACCCCTTGATCTTAATACAGCCAAAACTGTGTTAGTGTGGTCAGTATTTAATGATGCATCATATGTAAATCTCTTAACATTAAACGATTGGTCTGTATTGTCATACACAAAAAGATATGAATAAACCGCATCAATTGTAGAGTCAACACCAGGTGTTGCTTGGTGAAAACAAGTGTTATACCACTCTTTTCCGTTACTATTTGATTCAGTTTTATTTCCTGTCAATGGAGAATCAACTTCTTTAGTTGAATCTAAAGGTGCAATTTCATCCGCCGGAACTAAACCGATTGTAAACCAATATCCATCATTACCACTTGTTGGGGTATATGGAAGTACTGTTTGAATATAATCAGTGATAGTGTTTCCTGACCATGAATCTACACCATTTAAATGTGTATAGAATCCACTATTATTCATTCCCGTTAATGTTCTTGGGTCCATGTAAGATGCGTCTTCGGTTGGTGTGGTAGTAGTGTCTACTACGATTCCACCTAACGCTTTAATACCGAATGATTTATATGGTTTGTATCCAGTAAGTCCTAAGACTCTAGTTACAAATAATTGGTTTGATTCTTGTAAATAAGATTTTGCCACATAAGGTAATTCATATTTTAGGTTTCCTCCTTCGTCTTTTGCAGGAGATGTACCACCAAAATATGTTCTAAATTCGTCGAAATTGTTAATCAACAATGGTTCGAATGCTGGACCTTTTAAGGTCTCACCCACTAAACCCAAAGTTGTTACCCCGACGCTCTGTGCCACGAATGTTAAGTCCTTCTCTGATGTGTAGACACCTGGAGAAACGAATACTCTGTTTGAATTTGCCATCGATTAATGTTTGGTTAATTATTTTTATTAGTTATTCTATAAATATCTTTGTTTTTATGAAAGATTTCCGTAATTTTTTTAAATAAGATAGTTATTTATCCTTAATTATCTTTTTTTATCTATGACTGAAGAAAACAAAACGAAAAACGTAAAAATTAGTGAGAAACATCACGAACTATTAAAAATCCATTGCGACAGGAACGGACTTAAAATTTATAAAGTTTTGGAAAAGTGGATTGAGGATTACTGTAAACCTAAAAAGAAAGATATGTATGGGGACGATTAGTACAAATAGGTGATAGTAATACTATCTCCAATCTGTGGTTCACCATTTAATGTTACGGTATCTTTACCACTAATATCAAATCCCCCGCCCTCCTCTTGGACAAGACCGTTTATATCTAATGTAACAATACTGTCGATTGCATTACTCAATGTAAAAGTTAATGTTGACCCGTCGTATTGGAAAGATTGGTGAGCCAATTGTACAGGTTTACCATAGTTATCTACCCAAACATTATTTTTACCTTTATAATATGTGATAGCAATTTGACTACCTTCGTATGGTGCGGTGATAAATGTGATTTTTGATGTTCCTGAAACATGATAATAATCCACATCCCTTTCTTGTATTAATCCATTAATAGATACATTAAATAAAAATCCAATACTTTCACCAACACTAAATGTTGTTTGTAATCCGTCACCAGGGAACGTAATAACCGTAATATCTATTGTTTTATTAATAAATTTCTTTTGGTATCCCTTGTTTTGAATAAATTCATTTAATAGAAATAATCTACTAACCGCCGGTTTAACTTCAAATTCCTCACTATCAATTAAGAAACCTAACATAGTGAACGTATAATTTTGAATATAAAACCTACGGCCATCCATAGTATCCATTGGTGTGTTATCTTCAACCCTATCTAATACGATTGGAATATAGTGACCTTTAACTGTTGTATAAGATTGTCTTGATGAGAATTTTTGCATCACAATTTTACTAAACTTATTCAAATCCCTAAATTTGTTGCAAATAATTGTTACATCAAATGTAATATCAACAGCCACAGGTTGTGGCATTTTGTATATATCTGCGCCCGCCTGTGTTCCGTTCCATGTTGGAACTGAAGCATAATAAAATGTTCTCCTATCAGGAATTGTTCTTTGTACCACAGGATTTGTACCGGGTTGAACATCGGGTTTTCTGATTACTGCAATAAAAGGTAATTCAACATTCCCATCATCGTCAGAGAATCCCCAATTTTGAGTGAATTCACCCCATCTTTGGATTGTTAATATTTTTGGTATTACAGGAATTTTTATACCGTCTGTTGTTACAACAAAATTTTCCTTAACAAAAGTGAGCATACCTCCGTCTAAATCGTCATGTAAAATTGAATCAGGTAAATAGGAATCAGACTTAGTTATTCTGTCCAATAACTCCTGTCTTCTTTCTACTATTTGTTTACCTTCGTAATATTCTTTACCGCCGTAAACATCAATATTGTTTTTTCTTTTAGGTATTCCCATATTAAACTCCTCTAAATTCACCTTGCTGTGTTGGTACACAGGTTATAGTTCGGTAATGAGGTTTATAACCAAACATCTTATGTTTATTGTCTGATGTAACTCTTCCATCATTCGATACGGTATAGTATCTTAATTTTTCTTCTGAATCCGCATACCCTACATAATCACCGTATCTTATATCTATACCTAAATCTTGTAAATGACTAATATAAACCGATAATGTTAAATTACCCGGCTCATTATACCTAATTAATCCCGACTTATATGTTGAGTTTTTAGGTTCATCAATCTTAACTAACGCATTAAATTCAATAGGAGGGAAAAACTTAACTTCGTCCTTACCTACTTCAGCATAAATTGCGTCAGTCTCAGTTTTACCTCTATCAACACGATATAGGACTAATTTCATGTTTAAGTCCCCATGTAGGTATTCTTGACCCATTTGAATGTTAACATCAAAATCGTCTTTTGAGAAGAATTTACCTAATCTTGTTATTGGTAGTTTATTGTTCATATCCTAATAAATAGTTTAATGT